CTTGGAATGTACCGTGGTATCCTAATGAACTACATCCTCGTCGGGCTAAGTTGCCTGATGTGGGTAATAACTTTGAGGTACGTACGGTACGCACACGTGATTCAATTCCATTTTGGAATAAGGATAACGGCAAGATCATAGTAGGCACAAAGATTCTTGATGAAGATTACTACTCACAGGTTGAAGTCTATGGCTGGTGCAACCCTGAAGAGTATGCAAAGTCCCAGTACAGGGATGAAGCCATCGGTGGATGGCGTGTACCAGTAACAGATTTGAAGGAGTTCTAATGATTTGTAATAACTGTATGGATGCAGGTGTAGAAAATTCTGTAGCCCACTACAAACGTGCTGCTAAGTATCACGACAAGTGCAACGACAAGGGGTGTGTATGCCAGCACAAGACTGGTCCAGGGTACGTAAAGCGGGAGGGTTCAAAGGTCCCGTTGATGCAAACACAATCCCCATAGGAGCAATCGTTCTTCACTACGGTGGGGAAGTAAGAGAAGGTAGGAGCGCATCTGTTAGATGCTGCATCCACCCAGACAAAAGGCGTAGTGCTGTCATCAATACATATGACAACCTATTCTTTTGTCACACCTGTGGAAAGGGTGGCAACGCAGTAAATGTTGTCGGTATCATAGAGAACTTGGAGTTTAAGGATGCACTCAAAAGAGCAATCGAAATCGCTGCTGGAAGCGGTCACACATTACAGCAAAAACCTGGACGAAAGGGCGCTGGCCTACCTCGAAGGACGTGGAATCTCTGAAGATGTTGCCCAACAGTTTTCGTTGGGTGTTGTAACCGATCCCATCAATGGTCACGAAACGCACGCGGGCTGGCTTTCTGTGCCCTATCTGACCGCACTTGGTATGTGTGTGGGAGTAAAGTTTCGCAGGTTAGATGATGGTAAGCCTAGGTATGGTGCACCAGCAGGACAGAAGGGTCACCTGTATAATGTTGCTGACATCACCATTGATTCATCTGTTGTAGTTGTATGTGAAGGTGAGTTAGATGCGGTAGTTGTATCAGGTATCTTGAACCTACCAGCGGTGGGAGTACCAGGAGTGCAGGCTTGGAAGCCACACTTTAATAAGTTATTTACAGGCTATGACACCGTGTACATAGTAGGTGACAATGATATCAAAGAAGATGGCACCAACCCAGGTGCTGAGTTCTCTCGTCGTGTGTCACAAGAGGTAATGAACTCACGTATAGTATCATTGCCTGCATCAATGGACATCAATGACTTCTACCTTACACACGGTAAAGATGAAGCGTTGAAATTATTTGGAGGCGTTTGATGTATGACAATGACCGAGAGCGAATGGGTCACGATGCTACAAACTTTGCAGCATTTGGGCTTCCAAATCCTAAGCCACGATCTATCACAGGAGACAGTCTTAATAAGGCCATTGCCGACAAGATAGATCATCAGCACGTTAAGTTTGTGACTGATGTGTGGCAGGTATTAGATGCAGCGGGTAACCTGCTCATCAAGAAGCACAAGGACTATGGTCCTACTAACATTAGTCTGTCCCCTGGTGGACCACTCAATGGTTTACGTGTGCGTATGCACGACAAGACTGCACGCATCAACCACTTGATTGATAGCGGTGCAACACCTGAGAACGAGTCACTGCGTGATTCCTTTATTGATCTACTGAACTACAGTGCTATTGCACTGATGGTATTAGATGGAACTTGGCCTCGTGACTGACCCTCATCCAATACTCAACGACCTTGTACCTAGCGTGGTCACCATTGTGCACCGTCGCTATCGTAAGTATGTAGATCGTGCTGACCTAACGCAAGAAGCATACGCTTGGTTGATGACACGTGTGTCCTACTTCAATGGGTTACTTAATGAAGAGGATGATACTAAACGCCTTATCAATCAGAAGCGTATTGCATTTCAGATGCGACGTGGCATTGAACGCTATGCCCGCAAGGAGAAGGCTACTAGGTCAGGGTATCAGACCAATGATGAGTCCTTCTATGATGTTACTACCATTGCACAGTTGTTGCCATACGTTATCGCAAGCGTTGTCAACGATACTGCCATTGAACAAGCACAGAACCTAGTCAATGATGGCACACCACGCAAGCCCGCTGCCCCCGCAGAAGGTGGCAACCTATTAGCCACACTCATTGACATCAAGAAGTCTTATGAGTTACTGGAAGAAGATGAGAAGAACATCCTTCGTCTTCGATACCACGAGAACTACACACTGCAACAGTTAAGTGAGGCAACAGAGTGTGCCATCTCTACTGCTGATCGCAGATGTTCTAATGCATTACGTAAGATACTTAACTTTATGGGAGGGGAATCTCCTTACCAGTGAACGTAGATAAACTAATTGAGAATATCAATGAGGAAGATAAAGAACTTAACGAGTTAATTGTTTTGATGTATGAAGCCAAGCAACTACAAAGTCTTTGGGTATATAGAACTGCTATGTTTTGTATGCTTTATGGTTATGAAACTCACGATGTAGAGAAGTTAATCAAAGAAAAAGCACCCAGTGTGGTTGGTGCTGAGTTAGTCAGGAGAAAACCAGAAGATGATGTATGACTACCGTTGCACTGAGTGTAACTCTGAACTAACTATTGAACGTAGTATCCACGAAGAACCACGTGAACCCTCTTGCTTTGAGTGCCACATACCTATGATACGCAAGTGGGATGCACCATCCATCACCTTTAAGGGTAAAGGGTTTTACTCTACTGGTGGGTAGTGCTACACTTTAGATCTCGGCAGGCAATCCCGCCTGTAGAGTGCTGGCAACAAGCCTTAGTCTAAATGACTAGGGCTTCTTGTCTTTGTAAAGCAAAGAACCCCACCGCAGGAAGGGTTTGCGGTGAGGTCCTAGTCGCCCGAAAGGAGGATGCGATTAAAGTGTATCAGTACCATCCTCTTCTGTCGCTATGTTGGAGAGCGCGACACGCAGATTTTCCATAGCGGTGTTCAAGGTATCGTAGACCGTGAAGGATTTGTAGTTCAGGTTGTCCACTACGCTCTCTAAGGAGTTGAGCAATTCCGTAAGCCGTACTTCGTGGGTTGTCTGCGAGGTGGTCAAACCTGCTCTCACGGGTCCATAAGGTGACGAGACATCTGATCTGTGCTTGATTGTAACCGAGTGCTCGTGCGTAACTAACTGCAAGTGCCTTGTTCTCACGCTTCTCCTCCATCGTTGCCTTCGTCCGTGCCTTCATTACTGTGTCCTTTGAGGATAGGTGCACCTCGTCCGTCTGCTGTACGGATACGAACACCGACAACAGGAACAGTATTACCGCTAAGGTCAAGCCACGTTTTGCCTTCTTGTTCATCTGTCTTCTTCTCCATTTCGAGCAACTGCTTATAGGTATCAGGGTATAGATGAGCAAGGCGTACTAGCGCACGATCTCTTGCCCTTCTGTAGTTACGTTGGCGCACTGCTTGGTTTGCAGCACCGCGCAATCTCTTATTCTCCGCCTCCATTGTTTGTCTTATCCTCCCATACGATTAGAGCGTAGGCTATCAGCATCACGATAACAATTCCCACTACTAGGTTCATTGGACACCTGCCATTACTGCAAAGACAATCTTTGTGATATCAATGGGTTCAATTATCAATCGCGCATCCTCTTCCCCTGCTTCCCAGCAGGAGACTAACAGGCGTGAGTTGAGTGGTGATTGGCGTAGCCATTGGACTGCGCTATGCGGATCTTCCCCGCCCCATACTGCATTACCTTCTGCCGTTGCTATCTCGTAGAAGTTTACCAGTTTATTCTTTGGGTGGAATCCCACCACGTTATCTTCACTCATTGTCACCCTCATAACACGCATAGCAAGTCCAACCTTCATCTTTAAGTTCATCATCTAGTTCATTGCAAGTGCAACCTTTAGTCATTACCTTACTCATCTTCTCCTCCTTCGTTGAATGCATCTACCATAGACAGAGCATAGGTCATACGCATTAGGTTCATACCTGCCTCCTTCTCTGTCTCTTCATCTTCAATCTGTATTAGCGCAAGGTCACGGCACAATTCCGCCTTGGCTTTCCAGTAGTCTACCGTAGGCTCAGACATTAGACACCTCGTCTACCTCGAAGAAGTACTCCACCGCATTGTCATCTATCAGTTCACGCAAGATGTCACGCTTGTTAGCAGCCCACATACGGGCTTCCTCTTCTGTCTTGAACTCATCAGTTGTGCGGTACACAACCTTGGCAATTCTTATCTCAAACTCCTTCATCTTCCACACCTTCCTTGATTACATCATTGATGGTCTTCTCCACCTTGTCTGTTGGTAGTTCGATCTTGGATAGGGCTTCACCTAGCGCGGTGCGCCAGTTACTCGCCTGCCCTGTGGATAACTGCTTAGGCTCTTCCCCTGCAAAATCCCACAGTTCCACGTCATACTGCTTGTTGGCGGGTGCAATCACTACTGTGAATACAAACTGCGCCATCTTATCCTGCTCACTCATCATCTTCTCCCTTACTCATCATCTTCTCCATCCAATATGCCACGGTGACAATTGGGATTCCATATACTAACAGTAAGCCCCACAGAACTATCGCATCATCCATTGTTGTCTTCTCCTCCTTCGTCGCAATTGGTACACACTAAGCCGTTTTTCCACACTAAATCGGCATCTTCAAAATCTTCTAGGCATCCCATACACGTACTCACGCACTCACCCCCACAATTATCCGCGCTTTGTAATCTTCTACCTTCTCTTTAAGAATCGCCGTGGCCTTCTCCTTTCCCATTCCTTTTGTTTCTAAGTAGATCCGTCGTTTCCCCCACAATTGGAAGGGATACCACGCCCCACGGTCTATCTTCTCAATCCCGAAGGGGTAGCCCTCCACAAAGTGAGTCTCCCAAGCGCTTGCCTCGTCTTTAATAAGTTTCATTTTTTCCCTTCCTTCTTTTTGTTGTCGCTCTTTTCCCACTCTTCAAGCCATAACCGCAAAGCATCGCGGTCGCGTGTCCTAAGTGCCTCCGAAAAACACCAGACCTTCAAAGCATTTGTTGAATCTTTGTTGATAAGTTCTAATAGTTGCGCCATTTTTTCCTTCTCCCTTATGCCCACGCGTGGTTTAAGGCGTAGCCCGCATCACAGTGCAAGGCTTGCCCCTCTTCGCGGAACAGAATAGAAGAAAGCGTGTACACGGTATGAAATCCCATATCCATCCCACAGCCACCGACACGAAGAGCGCGTGAGCCGTTTACCTCAACAAGAGGCCAATCTAAAAGAATTGATGCGTAATAGGTAAGGTCTAAGATTTTTCCATCTCTTGCCACCTTTAGGGAAAGCGTACGGCTCATTCCACTAGAAGAGACACTACGCAAAACCGTGTAGACGGTATCGCCTTCCTTTAGATAGTGAGTGAGTAACTGTTCGCGGGCGTAAGCCACATCTAACGCCTTCTCTTCCTTCTTTGTCATTTTCTTTGTTGCTGTTGTCATTTTCTGCCCTTCCTAGGCATAAGGGGCGGCGTAGTTGCCTCCTCCTTTTGTGCCCCCGTGAGCCTTTGAGACTCTAGCCTTTAGCGCGGGGGCGGTGTTCTATTGTGCCGCGTAGGCCCTCTCAATCACTAGGCGGCGTCTCTCCTTATTAATCTTCTTTAATAGCGCCTTAATCTCATCCCCGCGCCCGTCTCCCCAATTGCCTAGGGTGTCGGCTTCAAGGGAAGAGGTGATGAGCATTAGTTCCTTCGATGTTAATTTCATTTAGTTAGACCCCTTCAATAGTTCGATGTGTTCCCGTATGGCTTGCGCCTTGTCGTGTTCCCCTTCGTAGTCGAAATGGTCACGGGCTACCGCTAACGCTTCAATAAGTGCGCCTGTGTTCATCACTTCCTCGCTTTCTTTACTTCAAGGGATAGGGGAACAAGATCAAGGTTAAGGGCGGGCAAAACCGCCTTCTTCAATAAGTCACCGAAATAGATTTCCACCTCTTCGGCCGTCGTGTTGATGAAATCGGCTTCGCGTACCTGTAAACGAATCGTGAAGGTTTTGTTGTTCATTAGATGGCCGCCTTTTCTAGTGCTTGGATGCTGTTCTGCTTGGCGATAGCGGTTAGGGTCTCGTCTAAATCGTATTCTCTAAATCCGCCGTGAAGGCACCATCCGCGCCCGTTTTCGTGTTCTGCAATTGTTTCCACTCTCCACTGTCCAAGGGTGAAACCATTAGAAGAAACCTCCCAAAGAGGGTGTTCGCTGTTATTGATGGCGCTTAATCCATAAGGGGCACCGATAGCAATAAAGCGGAATTCAATCTCTTTTCCTTTTTCATTTGTAACTGTGAAATTCTTAGTGTCTAGCACTGTTTTTTCCCTTCGTTAATAGTTGAAATTTCAACTATCTCTTAGAGCCCTTCGCTCTTTGATGTTCCTATTCTATACAGAAAAAGGTGAGGGCGTCTACCGTATACGCAAGGAGGCGAGAGCCTTTCTTTTGTGTCCTTTTGTGCCGATTGAAGGGGGCATAAGTTACCCAAGAGGGGCGCCTAGTAACTTAGAAGGAGGGGCGGTCTTGTTACTGTTGAGTAACTTAGGCGGGCAGACTGTGCCTCTTGTTACTAGTGAGTAACTTAAACAGGGAAGGAAACAAGGTAGACAGATAGCCCTTAAATGTCTAAGTCTATTGGAAGAGTTTATTATTGGACAGATTAGATTGATATGTAGACCCGCCGAAGGTAGAGCCCGCCCTCTTTCTTTCTATAAAGTTATCCACAGAGTTATCCACAGGCTGTGGACAGTTGGCAACGCGGTCGGGCGTGTCGGAAAACGTGACCCCCAGGTGTTAAGAACCACGGCGGACATACACATACTCCCACACAAAAAATATACGCTAAAGTGAGACCGCCTGTAATGTCCTAATTTGTACACATATTCCGTGTGACCTTGGTCACAAAACGTAAATAAAATCTACCGTAGACGGGAAATCGGTTATTTTTTCTGCCTTATATATAGTAGGGAGTAAAACGAACCAGTACTAGTTTTACGACCGATACTCGCTACGTTGGCACTACGCGAGTCCCCCTAGGACGAGCACCAACTTACCCCTCGCTGCGCTGTGGCTTGCTCGGGCGTCAAGCCCGAACTGTGCGGTGCACGGCACCGCTTTTAGTGGGGATAGTTCTATCTCCAGTAGAAACACTTCCCCTAGTATAAAAATTTTTTACGCGCTCATCGCGCTCTATTAGAGGAGACCAGAT